TCTTCCTAAAGAGACTTAATTATGTCTGATGTACTAGAAGATTCAGAGTATCCTGCAAGTAACTTAGCCTGTACGATATCTCCATTAGCACCATCAAATAGTACATCTAGAAACTTCTGTTGTCTTTCGGTTAGTGTTCTACTCATGTTGGTACTTCTTCCCTAGTAAACTGCCTATCAACTCGTGCTATTAATCTTTCAGCACGATTAGTTGTTTGCTTATACCAATTACTGTCTTCCATCTCATCTGCCATGCTCTGCCAATCTAAATCATTGACAGCAGCAATTAAGTTCTTAAACTTAGACAGCCTTGGTCTACCTAATTGAAAACACATGTTAGCTAATACATGTTGTATCTCATCAGGCAGGTTATTAAATTGCGAGAATAATAGATTACAATCTTTTATAGTTGTTTCTATGTCTTTCGCAAACCATTCATCCACTTGTTCATGTGGTATCTTTGTTCCTATAGGACCTGCGTATATCTCTTCATCCCACTCAGTAATCAGGTGTCCAATTCCCCCTGTTAAATGCCCAAGTGAACATCTATACGTTTCGTACTTGACTCCTTCGTCATTAGCTATCTCATCCTGTAGTTTAATTAAATTCATTTTTTTCCTATTATCTTCATTGCTTGACCTGCACCTTTAATTCCAAAGGATGCACTAATTGCTATAAAAAGTAAATACTGATACCATTCAGGTAGTGTATTCAATACTTCAAAGCCTACTCTTACATATTCTGTCATACTCGGTATAAATACAAGTATAGCAGGTAATAATAAAACAATCAAGGCAAATTCGTCTTTCCAGCTATTATCTGTAGAATCAGCCATAGACTGCTCCCATGCTACTTCTCCTGTGGCTACTTTCTCAGCTACAACTGCTTTAGCTCTAGCTTGTGCAACTTTAGCCTGTCCATCTGCCTTAACCTTTTCAACCTTACTGCTCATCCATGATGAAGCTAGATTTGCTATTGGTCCTATGAGAGCACCAAACATTGACTATCTCCCTTGTTTTTTACGTAACGCTTGCACATGTTTATGGTATAGCCAATTACCAATCTTTAGGAATGGTTTAGCTATGTCCAAGTATATCAAGTATGTGTTTAGTTTCATCTGTACCTCTTCGTTTTCTGTGCAATCTTTTTTGGCTGTTTAGATACTTGTTTACCTGCTGCATTTGCTTTACGCTTAGCAGCCGAACTAGCTGAGTATTCTGCACTAGATAAAGCTTTAATCGCTTTCGTAGGGAGATAACGCTCACCGGTAGCCTTTGACCCTTGTGTACTAGGCTTGCCACTCTTGGTTCTCCACTTCTGTTTTGTCCAATTAGCTAATGATTTTTGTGGTGCTTTCATAGGCTTCCTTAATCTCTTCTATTGTTCTATTGCATCCTATACAGATATTATCTTGTAGCTTACAAACACCTATGCACGGACTCACTTAGCTATATCTCTTAGGCTCTGCATTACATCATCTATGTTAGGCTCAGAACCACCCGGATTGTATATACACTGATACTGTCTAGGGCATCCTATTATCTTATCTGTAAACTCTATCTCAAATGTTCTACCTGCTCCTTGGTATATACAGGCTAGTCCATTTTTATAGTGTATCATCTTTTTGCGTAAACATCTAGTGTACTTAGGTTCTACTATTTTACCTTGATGTATCTTCTGTTGTCTTGTATATTCTTTTGCAAAAGACTTCTTAGAAAATATACTTACTAACAATAATAAAAAACCACCTATTACAAGAACTAAAAATATCCATCCAATTCCTTCGCCTATCTGTTTTCTTAACTGCTGTTGTTTATATATTGTAGCTTGTCTTTCCTTACGTATCTGACCTTCCATCTCTAGTAGCTCATCGTAAGCCTGTGGTCCTTGAGTCATGTTTAAGTACATCTTGAGTTCATACCTTTGTTCTTCTAGTTTCTTTTTAGCAGCATAGGCTTGTAAAGCCATTGTTTCAATACTTCCACCACCAAAGACTTTGCCAAACACTCCCGGATTCTTAGCTTGCTTCTGTGCGTTGTCCACAACTGAAGCTGCTCCCATCCAACGACTTACATCTCCTGACATCTGCTCTAAATCTCTACCGACTGCAAAACCTTGTTTGATTGCACTAAATGCTTTAGATGCTACTCCAACTGCAATGCTTATAGTCAATGGGTCCATTAGTTTTTCCTTATAGGCTTGCAGTATGCAGTTATCTGTAAATTAGCTCCTTGCTTCTGTGGTATAGACGGTTGCCTATGTAGTCGTTCTGCAAAGTATAAGCATCTATCTATGTCTTTAAAGGTTTGCGTTTGGTCTACGATTCTTAATCCCATCATAAACACAAGTACAAATTCAATCATTACCTTTTTCTGCTACATCTTCTTCGTGACATTCACAAGTACATTCTTCACAATCACATTCATAACATGTACAAGTATCGCACTTATCCACGGTATCCTCCACCTTTTGCTTTGTAGGCTTTGGCAACCATTTGTGCTTTTCTGGCTGACCATTGACCGGGAGAACCTCCCTTACCACCTGCCTTAACACGGTTGAATATGTTCTTACGTAGTGAAGGCTTGGTGTAATTCCCAGCTGCATTTACAGTACTCCCACCCTTGCTTAATTTTAAAGAGGACAAAGATTTAGCCTGACCTGCATGTAGTTTAGATGCCTTAGCTAATCCTTTAATTACTTTTTTTACTACTTTTTTTACCTGTGCTGCCATTGTTATCCTCGTATAAGTTATTAAAGGTTACTGATGGGTCTAAGTAAGACTCATGTGATTCTGCTGAGTGTGTCCATTGTGATGGTGCAAAGTCTGGAGCACCTTCTCCTGTAACCCATAAAGCAGGACTAGTAGCTCTAACTCTATTGTTTGGTAAGGCAACTATATTGCCTGTCCATTTCCCTGCATCCAACAAATACATTACGTGTGACTGTTTATGCTGTGCAGGGTCATCTGCTATGTCATGGTCTGTGTAGTCAACCGTAAACATATACTTAGCTGTGTAGAACTCATTGCCTATCTTACATAACCACGGAGAGGAACTTACCCTATCCATAACTATAACGCTATGATTTCTTGATTCACAATCCCAAGGTTGACATAAGTGGTCATCCATTGGCTCTGCCCATTCATCTACAGGTATATCGGCTACTAGTGCTTGTATGGGCATCCTTGCCCACATAGCACCACCGTGTACATTATCGTCTTCTGTACAACCGGTGAAGACTACCTGAAAGCTTAACGACCTGTCAGGTATGGTATTAACTGCGAAAGCTAGTGCGTGGAGATATTCACCGTGATAATTCATATGATTACAAGTGAACTCTTTTCGTACCCAACATTTAAAATGTGGTACGTTACTAATAAGATACGACATTATTTCTTTTTAGTTACTCCACCTTTAGCCATGTACTTAGTCTTTTTCATTCCACCCTTAGCCATGTACTTAGTTTTCTTTGCAGTTCCACCTGCCTTCATTACCATTTTCTTAGTTGGTGTACCGTAGCCACCCTTAGCCATATATTTTGTTTTCTTTTTAGCCATAACCATTTTAACTTCTCCTACTTATTTTTCCAGCAGTCTTAGTTCTTGCATAAGACCTATTCTTAGTTTTAGATACAACCTTCAAATTAGAAGGTCTATTGTCTTTAGGATTGCCATTCTTATGTCCGACATCCTTTCCGTTAACAGGAACACCTCTTTTCTTTAGGGAGTTACGAGCAGCATTTCTACTGTCTCTTCGCTTAATTTGGTCAGGTTGACCATGATAATTATCATACTCCTTACGATAATTACGTTTTAATTTGGGTTTTATTTTTACTAGTGCCATTAGATGCCTTTTTAAATCTAGATGTAGTGTATAATTTTTTTCTATATAGGAAGGTAGATGTTTTATTTTTAAGTGCCTTAGCTAAAGCAGCACTAAATGACTTACCACTAGACTCCTGAGAATTACGTGATACAAGTTGCGAACTTCTTTTTTGACTATCTCGTTTGTTTGCTTGTGCTAGACTCATTACTTTTTCTTTCTATTGTCTACTGTAGACAGCACATAACCACCCTTACGATAGTCGTTGCCACCTATTCTGTTCTTAGTGATTGAGCCACC